ATGCTAGGAAATATTGATGTAGAAACCGGAGGTACATTTGACTTCAAACAAAAACAAAAAGGAGGCAATGGATACGGTTTGTTTCAATTTGATTTTCATAAACCCTATTATAATCAATATCTTAAAGATAATGACTTGGAGGATAGTGTTGATTCACAAGTAAGATACACTTTTGAAAATATTTATGGAAATCAACAAAAGATTATTGGAGAGGGAAATGCAGAAAAACTTAGAGAGTCATTCAAAACAAAAAGTAACCCTATAAATCTCTCTGATGACATTATGAATATATTTCTAAGACCAGGCAAACCTCATGCTGACAGACGTAGAGAATCTACTAGAATGTATGCAGCAGCAATAACTCCAGCTAAATAATGAATATTCAAGACGATATTAAGACACTTTACAATTACGAGGCATTTGCTCGGTTTATGAAGATGGTGCATCAACTTAGGGAAGAAACCATAGAAGAACTGCACGAAGCAACTAGCGACAACATACAACAAATATCAGGACGTATCATCACGTACGATCAACTTCTTCAGCTTGTGAACTGGGAAGAACTACGTAATCGTCACCGTGAAAACTTTTAGGTGAATAAGACTGTTCACCTGTGTTACAGTAAATTATCGCAATCTCTCGGCGTAAATGAGTGGAAATTATGACAGACGAAATCGCAACTGCTGACTCTGGGGCAGATACAAAACCAGTGGAAAATACTAATATATCCGTTACGGATTTTGCAAATCGCCGATTGGGGCAGATGACTTCTCAAAATACTGAGGAAGAATCAGAACCAGTTGCCGAAGAGCCAACTGAGGAAACAACTGAAGAGGTTGCTGAGGAAACTCAAGAAACTGAAACAGAAGAGACTGAAGTTAAATCAACATCCGAAGATGTTCTTTCACAGATTGATTTGGACAATGCGTCCGAAGAAGAATTAAAGGAGCTTGCTGAAAAACTAGGCAGTAAAGCTGTTGCACGTTTTGGGGAACTTACCGCAAGACGCAAAGCCGCAGAAGAAAGACTGGCTCAGTTAGAAGCTGAAATACGCAATAAGCCAGCTCCGGAACCCAAAAAGAAAATTGCTAATAATCCATTTAGTAACCTAGAAACTGTTGAGGAAATACAAGCTAAAACTCAAGAAGCAGATGACGTTATTGAATGGGCTGAGGATCTTCTTTTTGAGAACGCAGACCATGCAGCTGACGATGTCATTGTCGAAATAGAAGGCAAAGAAATGACAAAGGCTCAGGTTAGGCACTCTCTTCTTCAAGCACGTAAAGCACGTAAGAGTTTACTGCCGGATCAGTTATCAAAAATCCAAGCGAAACAAAAAGGTGTAAATTTAAAGAATGCCTTAGAGAATCAAGCTAAACAGGAGTTACCCTGGTTAGATGGAGAAGATAACGACATCCGCAAACAATACGAAGTTATTATGTCAGATACTCGTTTCAAAGAAATGAAACGAATCCTATCTCAAGAAATACCAGACGTTGCTGGTCAATTAGATTATTGGTTTGCTCACGCAGCTAATAGTATGTATGGCCGTAAACCTATCGTAGAAGACAAGCCAAGCATGAAACTTACACCACCCAAAGGTGCAACGACAAGTAGTGCAAACGCTGACAAAGCCCAATCAAGAACTGCAAAGAGCCTCAAGGAAATGCAAAATCGATTCAAGCAATCAGGTAACGCTCGTGATTTCGCCGAACTTAGAAAACTACAAATGGCCTCGCGCCGATAACTCATTAATAATTAAATACAATGTCATTCTCAAATACATTCGATACTACAAATACAGGATCGGCTGTTTCTAATCGTGAGGACTTGACTGATGTCTTGACCATTCTCGCGCCTGAAGAGACTCCAATCCTTTCATCTGCCAATAAAGAACGTGCCTCTGCAACTAATGTTGAGTGGACTGTTGACAGCCTTGCTGCACCTGTAACTACAGGTATCTCAGAAGGTGTTGACGTAACAAACTTCACAGACAAGTTTGCTGGTCGCGCTCGTCTTGGCAACCGCATTCAAAAATTCCGTCGTGACTACATGGTGTCTGATCTGCAAGAAGCAGTTGATTCCGTAGGTCCTGCTAAAATCGCTCAAGCTGAAGCAAAAGCTATCCGTGAGTTAAAGCGTGATATTGAGGCCACACTTTCTGGCACACAAGATTCCGCTATTGAAAACGGTGCTGGCGTTGCTAACGCACTTCGCGGTCTTGGCAAATGGATTGAGTCCACAGATAACGCAGGTGGTGCAGGTACTCCCTCTGATGTTCCTGCTGACTTCCGCACACCAACTGCAAGCATAGTTGATGTAACTGATGACGTTTTTGCTGAAACAGAACTTAATAGTCTTATTTCCTCTATCTTCAAGGTAACTGGAACAAGCGAAAACCTTATGCTTATTGCTGACACTGCTCTTCGCACTGATATTAGCGACTTTGCTCGCATTGGTGGAGCAAGTGGTGACTCAGTTCGTAATGTTAACTACAATGGTGAAAGTGGTTCAATCAAACTATCTGTTGATCTTTATCAAAGTGATCACGGTGTAGTTTCTGTTGTTAACGCTAATCCTGACTGTGCTCCAACACAAGCTGGTCAAGCAGGAATGCAAGGTTATTTAGTTAACCCAGAATACTATGGCGTTCACGAACTCATCCCAATGGGAAGCACTCGTCTTCCTAATCTTGGTGGTGGTGAGCGTGGTTTCGTTGATTGTGCTTTGACACTTGGTGTATACCACCCCGGTGCTCACGGTAAAATTACTGCAAATTCATAATTAACAAAGGAGATATAATAATATGTCACGTTTAACTATAAATGAAGCTGGAACTTCTGGCTACACAGACGAAATTATTCTTACACCTGGTGATTTCACAACTGCCGCTGGCAACACTACTACATTAGTTAATGTAGGGGTAAAAGCTGGTGATGTTATTGATGGAGCAGCACTTGTTGTTTCTGAAGCATTTAGCGTAAGTTCTAACATTAGCGTAGGATATGACGGTAGTGTCAATCCAGCTTCTGGAAGTGCTGTTGCTGAAGGGTTTATTGCAAACCATAATGCTAACACAACTGGAACTAAAGTTAATACTGGTTCTGCTCTAGATGATGGTGGCGATGCTTCAAATGTTCGCATTGTTGCAGCAGCTGATGGAAACATCACTATTGCATCTGCATCCGCATT